TTTCTCCATAACTAAATTCCTTACGTGCGATTTGATCAAGTTGTTGCATTACTTCTTCGGTGAAGTATAGTTCAGGTTCTTTTAGAATCTGTTTGGCATAAATCTTCTTGCCTTCAATCTCATAACGTCCTGCTACATTCTTCCAGAGTCCACCAATCTCACCAAGTTCCAGAAGACCATAATAACGATCAAGGCCGCGCTTATCATAATACAAACGGACTTCAACATCTTTATTCTCCTTACTCAGACGCGATTTAGCAGTCTTAGCCTTGATAATATTGCCGACCACTTCTGTTCCATCCTTTTCTTTCTTTTTGCTGAGATAGATGATCGTAGATGCTGCGTATTTGAGTCCAGAACCTCCGCCCATTTCTTTCGTTGGTACGTAAGCTCCGATGACATCGTATGTATGATTTGTGACAATGAGGGGAACATTTGCTTGACCTAGTTTGAGTGTGAGCATTCGAAATGCACCTTTGACCAGTTGGGATTTGGTCATATCACGAACTTGTTTGTTGTTCAGTGCATCGGTAATTTCTTTCTCAGTAGAAAGCATACCCAAAGAGTCTAACACAAAAATACAAGGTTTGCGTTCTTCTACTGGTTTTTTAAGATAAATGTCTACTGCTTTAAGTGCCTTACTGCGAAACTCTTCTATGGTGACAACATTAACCACGATAAGACGTGATGTGTCAATGCCACGTGATTCTAAAAGTGACTTATTAACAGCAGCTTCAGTATCAAAGTAGAGGCAATAACCATCGGGGTGAGTATCAAGAAAATTCTTAACCACAGCGAGGGAAAAGAAAGTCTTTCCAGTAGAAGACTCTCCAGCAATAGCAGTAATCTTATTCCCAGATACACCACCAAATATACTACCTGAAACCAGTGCATTAAAAATGTATGAACCCGTGTCCACATAAGTTTCAGTCTCGTCGATGTCTGCTGCAAGATGCGTATAATCATCTCCAATCTCTTTTACGATTTCTTTAAGGAATGTTAATCCAGAGTCAGTCATTTTATCCGCCATTCTACACAAGATTATACTACAAAATTTTGGTGCCGTCAAATATTTTGAGGAACGGCACGATATCCTTTATGTGACTTTATTCCTCTTTTATAATTAAGCATATTACATATGGTCGCCTTATCTAAATCATTTTCTCTACAAAACTCTGCTATATTTTTACCATAAATTATTTCACCATCTGGATTTATAATAGAAAAATTTTTACTTTTTTTCTCCACTATTTTATTTACAACTTCAATATCTCTTTTCTTCCCATACAAAAAATGCTTTTCTCCTTTCTTACATTCACTCAATTTTCTCCTCGTTTCTTCTGAAACTTTTCTACCTTTATTTTTTTGTCCTATTTTTCTTTTAGTTTCTTCAGAATGCAATTTTCCATAATTAGGAGGTATTCTACCTTTTAATGATTCGCTCAATTTTTTCTTGTGCTCTTCATTTCTATTTTTAGAATATTTACTCATTTTATTTTTAATTTTTTCAGTCATAACATATGGTTTTTTACCTTTCTTTGATTCAGACATTCTAATTCTTGCACTTTCATAAAGATAAGAATTATAATATTTACCTTTTGATTTCATTAAAATATGAGCGTGAATCATTTTAATAGTTCTCTTATCTTTTAATCCATATCTCTTTATAAATCCTTTTTCCAATAATGCGTGGACGATATAATGCTCTCGTGCCGTAAGTACAGCAATTTTATCATTTTTACCAAAAATACTTATAGGAAATATATGATGTCTTTCTGTGTAATCGTTAGGAGCAATTCTACTTTCTGCTTTCCTAATAAGATTACAATAAACTCTTAGATAATTCATTTCTACTCTAACTTGTTCGCAATACTATTTATATAAGAAAGGGGGGACATTTCTGCCCCCCAAACTTTACCTGAAAGGTGCGAACAAGTCAGGTATTATTATTTATAGTTATCATCTTCAATATTTTTCATTATAAAGATCAACAAGAAGTTTTCCATTATAGGTCCAATAAGATGTTCCTCTTTTAGATCCACCTAAAAAATAATTTACAATAGAACTCATAGATGTCTTCTTTCCATTAAAAATTACATCGTTATTAGGACTTGATACAACGCAAGTAATTTTTGGATCATTTATATAATGTAAGGTTGCCCCAAGTGGAATTCCAAAATCACAAAATCTAAATTTTGGTTTTTGTTTTTTAGTTGAATTTTTTAAAAACTGAAATTGTGAATTTGGTTTATTGTATTTTGTTGAAACTTTTTTTACATCCTTTTCTTCAATCAAAGAATTTTGTCGTTCAAATTCTTGAGCGGTTAAACAAATCATAGTTGAAATTAAGGTAGGGTTTTTAATTGCATACCCATTACCAAGTCTAGCATCAATACTTTGAACTGCGTGATGTAAATATTGATCTGTAATCCACTCAGCGTAATTTAAATTTGAATTTGCCATATGTATGTGTATGTAAAGGCAAATCTATTATAGGCGATAAAAAAAGAAGTGTCAACCCTATGCTACCATCCCGTATTGTTCATGAAGAATTTTTTTATAAGGTAAACCTTGGTCTTTAAGTTCTTTTACCAGTTTAAGTTTTTGAAACAATGCTGTGTCTCCACCAAGAGCCATAGCATTAACAATAGTATTCAGTTCTTCATCAGTAATAGGTAAATCCATCAATTCCACCTCAGTGTATCCAGATATTTTAACACATTTTCTCGAACATCCATAAGCTCATGAAAACATTTTTGATCATGTGCTGCTTGCCTAAGTTCATTATCTGGTTTAAGTGCAGACTCTATAAACAAATCCACTCCCCTATTCCATTTTGTCTGTTTTGATTCTGCATCATATACTGTGTATTCATTATTCATGAGAAAAAGTCCTCCAAAGAAATTTGTTTTTCGGATTTCCATCCAATTGCATCAAGTACAACTTTAAGTGGATCTAGAAAACCTTTGTCGAATTGCATGTCATAATTAACATACTTTTCTATGCCTAACTCCCTCGGAAACTCTTGAATAAAAGAGAATACATTTTCATATATTGGATTGGGAGTTTTTAAATAGCAAAACTTGATCTTTTCTCCATTTTGAATAAATGAATACTTGGTATCAAGATTCTTCATTTTTATATAGTGATTATACAACAAAGCTCCTCTGGCGTGAATAGGTGTTCCTTTGTTATAAATTATGCTAGTTGATCGATGCTTGTTTACATCGCTAACTGTTCGAGGGAAAGAAATTTCTTCTGGTGTCATCTTTTTAAAATCAGATCTACACCTATCAATGAAATCAATCAGATCATCTTCGGTAGAAGACATGATTAACTTCAAAGCATCTTTAATCATTTGACGACATGGAGCAGGTGTTGAAGACTTAACTGCTTCAATGCCCATAATTTTTAATTTTGGTTCTTCATAACGAACACCCTCACTATCCCATACGTTGAGAATATAACGCTTCTTGGCAGTCCAAATGCCACGATCCGCGATGTTCTCTCGTTTCATTTGCATCTTTTGATCATATGCATTAACATATTGCGCCAAGGACTTATAAGCGTTTTCAATATAAGGTTCAAATTCCATCTCACAGATCTTATTAAGGAACGAGACAACGCTCTCAGTAGTTTTTTCTCTCCCGTTGTACACAGCATGTACGAGAGGACCAAGATTGAGGTAGATAGAGTCAGTATCCGAAGCAATAACATAATCAACATTTTCTGTTTTCAAAATTTTATTGATGTGCTGATTCATCTGCATTTCAATCCATCTGATACTTACTTGACCAGATAGAGTAATCGCTTCTGCATTTGCTAGTTTGTAATACCTGAAATACTGATTGCCAATTGCACCATATGCAGAATTGAGAGAGATCTTCTTTGCCATCTGAATATTATTGCATCGAGCAATTTCCTTTTCTAACTCCTTTGTCTTTTTTTTCTCATATTCTTTTTTAGCAGTAATCATCTTCTTTTTGAAGATGACTCGCTCGTTATACATCTTTTCCATGAGTTCTGGAAGGAATCCACGCACATCTTTACGGAACATTGCTCCGTTCGCACAAACTGCCTTGTCCTTATACAGTTCAAAGGTAATCTCCTGGTTCAGGATCTTATCCACAGTCACAGTCGGGTGCCTCTCATCCAAAAGAGTTTCTGGTGAAATATTGTACTGCATAATAAGGTGTGGATACAGTGAGTTCAAGTCAAAACTCACCACCCAGTCATACTTACCAGGAATGGGTTCTTTTACATAAGCACCAGCATACTTCTCATTTTTCTCTGTTCTATCTTTCGGTGGAATGACGATATCTCTCTTTTTGAGATAGTTATAGATGATATTATCCCACATGCGAACTTGATAGAACACATCACTATAATTAACTTTGGCATCATACGCCATCGTTAAAGCTAATTCAATCAACTTCATCTTGTCTTCCAAACGGTCAACAAGTTCCACGTCAACGATGTTGTACTCTACAAACTTATTCCAACCTTTCGTATAAAAATCTTTGAAGGTATCGAACTCAGAGTGATCCAGTTTTTTCTGTCCGAGTTCTACGTTGGCAATGTAATCCAATCGATATGATTCTTGTGCTTTGTACGTGAACTTTTTGTACAGATCTAGGTAATCAAGTTGAGTAACTCCACCAATATCGAAAGCAATATTCTTACGACCAGAAATCCACACCTCTTCCTGTGTTACCAATCCCCAAGGAGAAATCCGTTTGAGTGCTTTTTCACCAAGAATGCGATTAATTCTTCCACAGATGTATGGAATATCATAAAGTTGGACATTCCAACCAGTGATTACTTCTGGTGTGTGAGTTGCCCACCATTCCAAAAAGTTTTGCAAAAGAGATTGCTCACTTTCACACAAGATGTATTTGGCATTGGGGTTTGTTGATTTAAAAGGTTTTCTTCCCCAAGTAGTAATCTTTTTAGTTGAATAGTCTTGAATAGTAATCAAAAGCATCTCTTCTGAACAAGATTCCGTATTAGGGAATCCATATTCTGATTGAACTTCAATGTCAAGAGTAATTAGATTGATTTTGGTAATATCAAACTTAATTTCATCTTCTGGATATTTTTCAGAGATGTATTGGCATACGTATCTGTCATTTCCATAGATTTCAAATCCTTCTACATTATCATATTTCTTATAGAATTCTCTACAATCTCGTACAAATCCTGGTTGAATTGCTTCAACATGCTCACCAGAAAGAGTCTTATGCTTTGTTTTCTTTTTTGACTTCACAAAGAGAGTTGGTTTAAACTCATCTGTGGTCATGAAACTTTTTCCATTTTCATAACCACGAACAAGAAATCGATTACCAACCATCTGCACATTAGTATAAAATCGCACTAGTCAGTTACCTTCTGATATCGTTCAAGTAGTTTAGTATTTGGTTCCGCAATTGTCAAAATTTTATCAGAGTGAATCATAAACTCACTTTGAGATGTAAAATCTGACAACCAAGGAGTTAATGTGCCATCAATTAAATTGACACAAAATGGATTTATAAGTTTACAATCTGGTTCGCCCAACTCCGAACCAACTTCATCAATTTTAGAGATCAGCGTTTGATTCGCCAGAACTAATAGTTTTATCATCTTTCAATACCTCATTAATGTACATGTTGCGAAGATTATCAACTGGTTCAATCATCGTTACAACCCAGTCAACATTTACTGGAATTTTAACATTCTTAGAAAGTGGCATCCAGGGAAACATCTTAATTTTGAATCCCTTAGCTGCCTCATCCCGAGTAACTCCCTCAGTATCCATAAGTTTTACGATACAAGGTTTGGTTAAAAAATATCCAATAGTTCTTTCTTCAATAACCATTTCCTCAATATCTGCGATAATGTCTTCGCCAGACTTCATCAAAACCAATTTAACTGTCATGATTTTTGTTATTTTCCATCACATTTTAGCAAGAAAAAAAGGAGGAGTCAACCTGGATTTTGCCAGGGACTCCTCGCGCCGACGATATTCAATTCTATTTAGAGATAATCCTTTCGTTTATGATGATCAGGAACAATTCTACCAAGAGTAATACTCAAAAGACCATCCTCAAAATCAACTGATCTAACTTCCGTATCATCAGAGAGTGTCCACGAACGTGTAAAACTCCGTTGAGCCAAACCCTTATGGAGATAGTTGGACTCCGTTTCTTTGTCTTCTTTCTGACCTTCAACGAAGAGTTTACCGTCTTGGGTGTACACATAAACTTCTTTCTTTTTAAATCCAGCAAGAGCAAGTTCAAGTCGTGATTCTACGTTGCTGACTTGAACTAAATTATATGGTGGATAGTTAGTGGTTGTTTCGTGCAGATGGAAAAGACGGTCAAAGTATTCATCCATTCCGATTGAGTTGCGAGTAATCTTCTCCATCAGGGCAGGAAGATCCGCAGCGGTATAACGCATGAGATTAGTCATTATGGTAGCTCCTTTTTTAAAGCGAGTTTGTGTTTTGTGGACCCTTTCGGCATCCAATAATAATTATAACACATCACAAAAAAAGACGGATATGAAACCCGCCCATAAAAGTGGGGTTATTCCTCCACCTTTTTAGTTTTTTTACCAATGTTGTATTTTTGTTCCAGAATCCACTCGTTCTTTTCTTTGTAAGAAAGAACTTTGATCTGATTGAGTGGTGCAATATCAAAAATTGCATCGGGTTTTACAATATCAAGTAAACCCCAATCAATTAGAAGTTTTGCAATTCTATTCCTTCTTTGAACATCATTGATGGTTAAGTTTGCATGTTTACCATCAAGAGCAAATAATTCTTTGAAATGTACAATGTAATACTTGCCTTGCTTATGAAGAATGTGGCAAGATTGATAGAGTTTTTTCTCCTTTCTTGACGCAACTCCAATACGAGTCAATGTCTCACGAACTTTCAGAAAATCATCAGGTTCTCTCAAATTCACCTCAACCATTTGGTCTTGCGACCAGGTAACAGTGGGTTCCACAGTAGTCATCTTGTTCCTCCAACATCAAGTTTTTTCTTAATAAAACTTATCTGTTCATTATTTAGGATTTTTAGAGCCTGAAATGCTTTTTCATTACTATAACCATAATAACGCTTAACGCATTCTAAGTCATCAACCTTATCCTTACGGATCCAAGGAGAAAATCTCTTCTGCTTCCTAATTGTATTTAGATAGAAATGATACTGCATATCTTTATCAAGTTGATGATGTAGATTCATTTCATTTGCAAACATGATAGTGTCAAGATGTCCAGAAAGACAACGATTAATAATGTATGGGGGATATTCTTTAATATTTTCGGATAAATCTTCTTTTGTAAAATTAATTGAGTTAAGCCAATCTTTCAGTTCCATCAATAAAATTCTCTCATATATCTTTGTATATTCATGCCAAGTTTTTTGACTGAAGTTCATAATAACTAATACAAATATTAACTTCTTCTTGAGTCCAACCTTTTGGATTTTGCCAGGCACACAATTGCACTTTATTATTAGAGGAATAACTAACTAATTTTGGTCCCATGTTCATAGTTAAATAACAACAATTCTTTTCGACCTTTTTGCTCACGCATATAGTCACCAACGGAACGCATCGTATATGTCAAATCAAACTCTGCAGCGTTCCAAGTTTTAAATCGGTCTTTGACAAGTTGGTCCGAGTTATAACTCACTAACTGGTCCATATGATTAGCGTCGCAATCAGCAGCAAACTTATCGTGATCAAATCCTTTATGCATTGCTCCTTTACGCCCATAGAGATTATCCTTAATATTATAGGGAGGATCGAGATACATAAAAGCACCTTTGTTTCCATCCATTAGATAATCGTAGGAGTAATTAGTTATACGCCAATTTGTAATTAACGAAGAATACGCAGGCAGTTTTTCGATCCCTCGCATTGAGAAGTTGGAGTTGGATGCCTGTGCTGAAAATGATGAACTCTCTGTAAGACCAGAGAAACTACACTTATTGACAACATAGAAAGCCACAGCACGATCAAGACTGGGCAAACTTTGGTCATTGACTTTCTCCTTACTTGCGAGGAAAAGTTCTTTTGCGGATTCTGGATTGTTATGTGTTGATTTAAGATCTACCAGTTTATCCTTTAAGTCAGAACCAAAAATCTGGAGTTGTTGCCAGAAATTTACAAGAGGTTCATAAAGATCATTCACCCAAATATCTATGCTGGGATACTTTTTTGTGACATAAATTGCAACACTTCCGCCACCAAGAAATGGTTCGCGGAATTCATCATAGTTGCGGAGGTCTGGAAAGTACGGTCCCATCTTTTCACAAGCACGGGATTTTCCGCCAGGATATCTAAGAGGCGTTTTAAGACTCTTTTGAGTAGTCATAATCTTTAGGATGATACTTCAAATATTCAAAAAAAGTGAGTTTCATTTCTTTCTGCGTCATACCACAATGTTTTGCGGCAGCAGGAAGAGTCATTTTAGCACGGAACAAACCTTCATTTGCTTCTTTTACATTTTCAGGAGTGGTTTTGACTGGCACCTCATAAAGAGATGCCTTACTGATTTTAAGTAGTACCATAAGATCAAAGAATCAATTTCTTCTTGTTTGGCGTTGCAATTGCAGAAGGATTTATCATACGTTCAAACTGTTGAAAAATTTCATCCGCAGGTTCAGTCATGTACATGATAAAACCTTTTCCAATCTTAATTCCATCACCATTCTTTTTTTCAAAATGTATGAAAATAACTGGAGATAGTTATTACCTAATAACGACTTATGGTTCCAAGTTAAAAAAATACAAACCCTAACGAAATTCGCATTCTACCATTATTTCAGTGAGGCAGGCGAGCATGTTGATTTCCTGATCGGCAACAAATGCAATTTGATACTGATACTTAGCAATAATAAGCACAGCAGCAGCAAGAGAAGGACCATCGACGGCATTAGGAAGAGCATCGTAAACACGACGCAGTAGTACACCAGGATCATTGTCCAGGTTATTGACACACCATTTACGTACCGAAGGATAATCTTTTTCTTTAAGACTTTTAAGTAGTTCATTTACAGAAACGTCCGAGAAAGATGCAAGAATTGCTGAGTCAACCTTTCCCCCCACACTGTATCTTTGGCACTCATTAAGGACACGCCGCCAGTCTGGGAAGTGTTTGTTGATGAGTTCAACAAGAACTTTTTGATCGTACTCAACACCTTCTTGCGTAAGAATAGTCCCGAGACGCTGGAAGAATTGTGATGCAACTTTTGGTTTGTCTTTTGACTTGATACCAAATTCAACCACAGCACACCTTGAATGGAGCGGTTCGATAATTTTATTCTTGTAATTGCAGGTGAAGATGAATCGGCAGTTGTTAGCAAATTCCTCAATAGAAGCCCGTAAGAGGAGTTGTACATCGTTGGTCGTGTTATCTGCTTCATCAATGATAATGACTTTGTGTTTAGCAGTTGACGAAAGCGAGACGGTCGAAGCGAAGTTCTTCGCATTGTTTCTGACAGTATCGAGGAATCTACCCTCATCGGATCCATTGATAACATAAACATCTACTCCCAATTCATTACAGAGTGCCTTAGCAATTGTGGTCTTTCCAATACCAGGAGGACCAGCAAGAAGCATATTTGGTATTTCACCTTTATTTAGAAACTCCTGAAAGGTCTTTTTAGTACTTTCAGGAAGAATACAATCTTCAATAGTCTTGGGTCGATATTTTTCAACCCACAAAAATTCATCACGCATAGTTATTCCAGGGGTCTTACAAATTCATTACAAATGATGGATCCTGCTTCCAGTTTCATCTTCACACGTTCTACACCTTTTTGAGGATCTGTATGATCTCCGCAGGTGAAAACATCACATACTGCTGTTCCTTTCTCTGGCCAAGTATGAATGCTGATATGACTTTCAGCAAGCATAGCAATAGCAGTTACACCTTGTGGTTGAAACTTATGAGAATGCAATGCCAACAAAGTGGAATTACAATCTTTTGATGCAGCATAAAGTGCATCTCGAATCCACCCCTCATCATTTAGAAGATCCGAAGGGCATTCTTTTAAAGTAAAAAGTACATGTTTCAACTATCCTATCCAATCAGGTTTACGATGGGGAAGACGAATATAATTATCGCATACCCAAGGCTTAGATGCAATATACATCTTATAAGCAGTAAATGTATTTATACTGGCATCAAACTTGTATTCTTCTGGCATCGCCCGCACAAAGGGCGTAGGATCCCTCCCAGAGCGTCCCTGTGGGTCAGCAGTGGGAAAGATCTCACGAGCTGCTAGGAGGGTCTGGAAGCACGTATGAACTTTTCCATACCTAGCAGAGTATTCTTGACATAAAGCAAATC